CGCTGGCTCTGGGGTTATGACTCTAGAGTTCTCTGAGTTATCTCAATTGGCTTCTGGCGATATTGAGCTTGCCGAAGACTGGCTTGCTGTTATGGAGAACGATGGAGTTGCTTCTAAGAGGATTACCATGGTTGACTACGCGACAAAGATTGCGGGTTCCGGTCTTACCGCTACCAACGGTGTTTTGTCTTCGGACGCTTCTCCGACTCCTACCTCTCACGGTGATGCTGCGGCTACCCTTGTGGAAGGCATGAACTGGAGTACAGCGGTGTTCTCAGCTGCTCGCATTTGGACGCTCCCAGCTTCTCCGGACGCTGGTGATGTTATCACGGTGAAGGCGCCTACGAACGCCAACACCTTCGCTCTCACTGTTTCGAAAGCCGGTTCTCAAACCATTGATGGTGCAACCACCGTGGTTCTGAACTCGCCGAATGCTGCTGCAGCGTTTACCTATGTCGGTTCCGACAAGTGGCTAATCACATAAGTCGATTATTCGTCTTTACAAGATTGCCCTATTTACTGGATGCCCCTCTTTTGGGGGGCATCCTTTTTTTTGTGGAAGTTAATAGAAAAACAAGCTATTTATTGGAGAAGGGATAAAATATGGCGTATAATGTATTGAAGGGAGTTGTCGAGGGCTCTGTTGATCAGTATGGGGATCAAGAGATCGGCGGAGTAAAAGTATTTAAGAACACGATTAGCGCTAGTGTATTTTATGACACGGATGCGCAAAGCGTGTGCGCCACCCTAAAAGATGTGGCAGTTCGAGAAATCCGCGGCGGAGGTGCTGGTTGCGTGTTAATCTCTCAAGGAGACTCTGCAATCCGAGCCGAGACTCTTTTAACTTTTAATGGTGATGAGCTTATTGCGAGGAACGTTCGAGCTAGAAAATTTATAGGGTCTGCTGAACTGCTTACTGACATCCCCAGCAATCAGTTTAACACGCCAATCAAGGCCTCCCACGTCGCCCACTCGCGGGGCCTTCACGATGTACGCGGGTCTCTGCAAGTAAAAGTTGCGGAAGGGCTATCGACAGGAGATGATGGGATACAGATATCCCTAAATTCATCTTCAGGGCTGTCAATAAACAAACAAACCCTCATAGTAGATCCCATGATATCAAAAAACATAGATTCCGGCGGTCAAAATTTAAGCGACTTAGATCTGCTCCTAGTCTCAGATATATCTCGCAGAGGCACTTATAATACTACACTGCATAATCTATACGAAAATTATATTAAAGGCAAAATGCCAACACCCGCCGGCGCCGTAAACGAAATACAGATTAAGGCTCCTGACGGATTCGCTGCCACGCCCTCCTTATCATACGACATGAAGAAGGGGTTACTTAAAATTGAAGGAAAGACAAAGACCACTCAATTGACCGTTGAAGAATCCATAGTTTGCCGCGGCGCCGTAGCCAAAAACATTAAAACGGTATCAGACAGCGAATACGAGATAGCGCCCGATGATTATACGATATTGTGCGATCCAGAAGCACACAAGAAGGATAAGACGATTATTACGCTCCCTCCTGCATGTAATCATGCCGGCCGAATCCTAATTATTAAAAAAGCCAGTGCCAACAGGTATAGTATAAAATCGGCCCTCGTTATTATAAGATCCCCGGAAGCTCACATCGACATCAATTCGGAGATGACCTTGAAAATGAACTACTCTTGCCGTACCCTACAGTCTGATGGCGAAAACTGGTGGGTTATTGGGAAAGCCGGATCATAAATGGTTCTTTTCAGGGTCCGATACACTATTTAATTTTGCAAACTGTTTTTAGGAGAACTCCATGTCAAATTTATTAAAGGAGGCGATTGTAGATGCGTCTGCATTACGCGAGGCCGCATTGAAAAATGCCGAGTCATCTGTAATCGATAAATATTCAGATGAAGTACGCGCCACCCTTAGCCAGATGCTAGAGCAAGAGGACCTTATGGGTATGGAACTTGATGATGCTGCAGCGGCCGGCGCCCCGCCGATGGTACCCGATACCGATGTTGTTGACCCGCTAGCCGCCCCCGACCCAGCCATGGCAGCTGACCCTGCCGCTGACCCCGCCGCCGGCGATGAGTCCTTAGAAGAAGATACCAAAGACATTCCTGTTGCCGCCACCGATGATATTAGTCAGATGGATGGGCAAAACCTTAAAAACATCCCCAACGAGGGTGAGTCCGTCGAAGTCACATTAGACCTTGGGACACTTAAAGAATCCGTCGCTGCCCTGCAGGCTGAGATCGAGGAAGACTTGACTTTTAGCGAGTACGAGCTTATCGACATGCTTAGCGAAGAAGACGCAGAAAACCCCGCCGACTCTCCGGCTTTTGGTCAGGACGATGTAAACGATGATGATGACGAGGACGAGGATGGAAACAATAGCGCCGGAGTAGCCGCAGCGAATGCGTCTGGCATAGCAGCACTTGGCACCAAGGGCGCCGGAGCAGGCTCCATCTCCGAAGAAGACGAAAAAGACGAACTCTCCGACGAGATGATCGACGAGATCGTTGAAAGACTTACAGTAGATATGGGTGCTACCCTATCCGGATGGGCAGGACGCTCCTCCGAGAGTATCAAATATGAACTTGCGCGAGCACTCGCTCAGCGCCGTAGCACTGGTGTAGAAGAAGAATTAAATGTTATGAGAAAAGCCCAAGAGGAGCTAGTTTTCGAAAATAAACGGCTGACGGGGCGACTTTCACAATACGAGCAGGTAACAGGCGAGCTTAAGGAAACACTGCAAACAGTCAACCTTTCGAACGCCCGCTTGCTTTATACGAATCGGGTATTAAGGAATACCTCCCTGAATGAGCGGCAAAAAACAAGAATTGCCGAGTCTATTTCAAAGGCCGATTCTGTCGCAGAAGCAAAGACAATTTATAATACGCTTCAAAGCACAATGGAAGAGGCACCAAAACATGCCCCGCAATCATTGAGCGAAGCTATTAGCCGTCCAACTTCTGTAATTCGTGCGACTCGTAAAGAGCCAGCACAACCCACCGATGTATTCGCCCAGCGGATGCGTCGTTTAGCCGGGATTAAATAAATACAATTTACAAGGAGGTATTTTAAAATGGCTAGCATTATTGAAAGATTGACCGAAGGTGTTGTCAATCGTGACATGCGCGCTGAAGGCAGCGCATTATTAAATAAGTGGGAGAAGACAGGTCTTTTGGAGGGCATAAGTACAGATCGCAAGCGATCTAGTATGGCCCGCCTACTAGAGAACCAAGCAAAAGAGCTTCTCCGTGAGTCGAGCAGCATGAGCGCTGGTGATGTTGAGGGCTTTGCAGCCGTCGCATTCCCCATCGTTCGACGCGTGTTCGCAGGTTTGATCGCAAACGATCTCGTTTCGGTCCAGCCGATGAGTCTCCCTTCCGGACTTATCTTCTTCCTCGACTTCGTATTCTCACCGAACCTCGGTGCGGATAGTACCCAAACAAACCGTATGGGTAACGTCGCCAACAAGTCGATTTACGGTACAAACCAAGTTGGTAGCCAGATTACTGGTGGTGTGAACCTTGTGGGTGCAACCCTAGGGGCCGACCTTTCGGGTCCACGCACCGTTGGTGCCCGGGGTTATGCTTATGCATCTCCGACTGGCTCGATGACCTCGGTGACCACCTTCAGCGCATTGGCCGATGCGTTCTCGCTTACTGGTTCTACAGAATTGCAGCGCCGTAAGTGGTTGCAGTACGATCCCGACATTTTGGCCCTTTCGTCTTCTGGCGACGCTATTGGTGTTGCGGTCTTTGAGGTTCGTGCCGATGAGATCACTGGTTCCACGACCGGACAGCCGGCCGACTACCTCAACCTTGGTGCATTCTCTGCGTCTTTCGCGGCTTGCGCCGGTATTACTAATCAGTCGAAGATTATTCGTCGGCTGACAATGAAGACCGGTTCCGCCGCGTCCGACAAAGTTCGCTTTGTCGTGCTGGGACAGACCACAACTTCGGCTGTCGCAGTAAGTGACGTCGTCGCCAATGGTGCGATTGTACTCCAGTACCCCATTCAGGACAACCTTACGACCAGCAACGCGCTTGGTTCCGTGGTTGGTACCTCAATGTGGGGCCTTGAGGGCAACTCTGAAATCCCCGAGATTGACATCAAGGTGGATAGCATTGCTGTTACTGCGCAGACCAAGAAGCTCAAGGCTAAGTGGACGCCAGAGTTGGGACAGGATCTTAATGCCTATCACAACCTTGACGCCGAAGTCGAGCTTACGTCGATTCTCTCTGAGCAGATTGCTCTTGAGATTGACCGCGAGATCCTTGCGGACCTCGTGAATGGTGCAACCGCAGCGACCTATTACTGGTCGCGTTCACCCGGTCTGTTCTTAAACCGCGAGACGGGAGTCGAAATCGGCGCCAGTTCTGCGGCTCCGGACTTCACCGGTACTGTGTCAGAGTGGTACGAGACTCTTTGTGAGACCATCAATGATGTGTCCGCTCAGATTCACCGTAAGACTCTACGTGGTGGCGCTAACTTTGTCGTCTGTGGACCTGAGGTGGCTAACATCCTCGAGTTCACGGCTGGTTTCCGCGCAAGCGTTACCGCTGACGATGAGGCTGGCTCCATTGGAGCAGTCAAGGTTGGCTCGCTGAGCAAGAAGTTCGACGTTATCGTCGATCCTTACTTCCTTCGCAATGTCCTCCTTGTCGGCCGACGCGGTTCTTCCTTCCTTGAAAGTGGATATGTGTATGCACCTTATGTGCCGCTACAGACTACCCCCACTATCTTCGGACCGGAAGACTTCGTACCTCGCAAGGGTGTGATGACTCGTTACGCGAAGCAGATGGTGCGTCCTGACCTTTATGGTATCGTCATCGTGTCTGGTCTTCTTGGCCTCGCCGGTGCTACTAGCTAAACAATAGCTTAGTAACCTACTATAATGTAAAGCCTCCGTTTTTTAACGGGGGCTTTCATTTTGGGTAGGACTACTTATAGACGAAGGGAGAAATCCTTTCGTTAATTGACCTGATTAATATTTATATAAGGAGAAATATATTATGGGAACGAAACGAGTAGGTTGGGCTAGAATTAAAAGCCTGATTAACGAAAATCAAAATCAACTGGGAGCACCAGTTGCAAGGCTTCGTACTGCGTTGACAGCAGCCACAACCTTGACAAACAGTGACTGCGGCTCAACAATCTTATTAAATGGCGCCGTGGAACTCAATGTGGAGCACATAATGCCAACAACTCCGGCACTCGGAATGGAGATGAAATTTCTGCTCCAAGTGGCAAATCACGGCGGCACAGAGATCTTGCTTGATAGCGGTTCGGGTTGCAAATTCGAAGGCTTTGCCATTGTCCTCGCTGCCTCATCGAATGCTACAGCGTACCACACTCATCGGAAACTCGGCTTTGGTAACGCCAGCGCGCTGGGCTCATACCTTCATGTTGTATGTGTCGATGCGACAGTAGGCGCCCTTCGATGGGCGATCGTCGACTCGCATTCGAGCATCACTTGGGTTAACACTCACTAAACTTTAAAATATATTTTTATATTTTTACTTCCCCCTTTCCCTTCCGGGTTGGGGGGTTTTTATTGAAAACGGCGATCCCCCCAAAAATACCGCCCTCAAATTTTTGAGATTTTTGCATTTGAGATCACTATTTACTGTTATACCATAACAGGAGTTCTACATGGGTAAAAAACGAAGATTAAGAAGCGCACAGGCCAAGTTTGGAGTAAAACACTCTGCTCATCCGCGGATGGTGTTGATAGCAGAGTCGGCGATACCCCCCGTCGTTATAGAGGAGAAGCCCAAAGTGCCAACTGTTGAGCTTGTAGTTAAGAAGCCAGTTGAGGCCCCAGCTACCCTCCCTGTGACGCCTACAGCCCCCGCTGTTCTACCTACGATAGCCGCCCCGGTAGCCAAAGAGGAAGCAATCATAGCCAAACCAAAGGCTGCAGCCCCGAAGAGGCCCTCTCCCGCCAAAAAGTCTAAACGCAGCACACGGCGCACCGAAAAAACTAGGAAAAAGACAGCCGCCCCTGTGGTGATCTAAGAGATCTTAATAGCAGAACCCTCATTATAGGTGGGGGTTTTGCCTTGTGGTTTACTAATTATTGCGAAGGAAGCACTTGTAATGCCCACGAATCTCAGCCCCAAATCACAAACTAGCGCCATTGTCTTAACCTCTACGGGGTCTACAGCCTTAGTTTCGGCCGCGGTACCGTACGGAGTATATACTGGATCCAACGACTTTCTTAGTGGCGCAGCCCTTCAAGTTAACTATGTCTTCAAGAAGCTCGGGGGCGATGTTGTCGACATCGAATTAACGCCGGCGAATGTATACGCAGCCTACGAAGAAGCCGTCCTTGAATATTCCTATATAATTAACCTGCACCAGAGCGAGAACATCATATCTGATGTGCTAGGGATGCAAACGGGAACATTTGACCATAAAGGCGAGCGCTTGACAGGCCCAGAGAATGTCAATCTCAGGTATCCGAGATTTCAGATCGCGCAAACACGCAAAATTGGTGATGCCATGGCCACAGCAGGTGGTTATGGTGGCACAACCCCGATTTATTCAGCCTCTTTCGCAACTGTACAAAGTCAGCAGGACTATAATCTCCAAACGATCATCTCTTCTTCATCCGGTACCGGCGAAGACGATGAGGGGAATCCTGTTCCCTTCTCCGGAGAGGTCGCTGATAAACGTGTCATCATTACAAAAGTTTTTTACAAGTCTCCCAGAGCTATGTGGAGATTTTACGGCTATTATGGCGGTGTTGGCGTAGTGGGCAATTATTCCACATATGGACAATTCTCGGACGATTCTACGTTTGAGATTATCCCCACGTGGCAGAATAAGATGCAGGCAATCATGTACGAAGATTCTCTCTATACTCGCACCTCCCACTACTCATACGAGATCAAAGATAACAACTTGCGCCTCTTTCCAGCACCAGATCAGTATGGCTTTGGCGACGGCTTTAACAGCCGTATCTGGGTTAACTTTTATATCGACAACAAGAACGCATGGGACAATAACAAGAACTATAATGATGGCACAGAGGGGATTAACAACCCGAATACGCTTCCATTCGGTAATCTACCATATGCCAATATCAACGCCATTGGAAAGCAGTGGATCCGCAAATATGCCTTAGCCCTGTGTAAAGAGATGCTTGGTCAGATTCGCGGCAAGTTTACGTCGGTACCGATTCCGGGCGAAAGCGTCACCTTGAATCATTCCGAGCTTTTGTCGCAAGCAAAGGAAGAGCAACAGCAACTCAGAGATAAGCTGACGGAAATTCTTGATAGAATGAACTACAGCGACTTGGCTAAGATTGACGCTGAAATGACTGACGCTGCTACCCAAACACTTAAGAATTCGCCCTTACCGATTTTTGTAGGATAATATGATTAATGTCAGAAGACAACAAATGGAGTAGACCAGCAGCGCCCCCACCACCTCTCTTTTTGGGGAAAAAAGAGCGTGACCTTGTTAAGCAGATTAATGATGAGCTTATTGAAAAGGTCATCGGGCAACAGATCCTATATTATCCTATTGACATGGAGCGCACGAATTTCAATGATCTCTACGGAGAGGCCATAGAAAAAACATACCTACCCCCTGTTCGCATTTACGCCCTCGTCGAATTTACTGATTTCTCTACCGATTATATGGAAGGCGCCGGAGTTGACAAGTCGTGGGAAATCAATGTGCACTTCCACAAGAGGCGTTTAGAGCAAGATCAAAATATGTATGTCAGAGAAGGTGATTTTGTTTTATATGGGGATAATTACTATGAGATAGTCAAGCTTGTGGAGCCGAAACTATTGTTTGGGCAAATCGATCACTCGTTTGAGATCGCTGCTCGTTGCCGCAGGGCTAGAAAGGGTTTATTTGATGCTTCCTGATGATTTTGATTTTGCAATGATCCCGGCCGGCGAAGAACTGGCCCTCCGTGAGATTGGGATGCTATCCTCTACCATTGAGACGATCGATCGCGCCATAGTAACATGGCTCAAGGGGGATCTCGACCTCGGAGCTACCACAAACGAGGGCTGGAAACGCGTTCCCGTTCTTTGGATGGCGCCAGAGCGCTCGTATCAAGTGAAGCACGACAAGGCCCTGAGAGACGACAACGGCGCCCTTATATTGCCTCTTATAAGCATTGAACGCACCAACATAGTGAAAGACCCCCAGCGCAAGGGTTCGTTTCAAGCCCAGATCTATTCTAAAAAACATAATGGCCGCACCGGCCGCTGGGTTATTGCCAAGCAAATAGTGGAAGACAAGACTCGGAACTTTGCCACCGTTGGGAATGAACGCCGCGGCAACTATACTGGCGGCACCAATCAGCGGTACTATCCCCGCCAAAACAAGAAGATCGTGGTCAGGAGCTTGTCAATTCCCATCCCCATTTATGTGAATGTTGAGTACAAGATCACAATCAAAACTGAGTACCAGCAACAGATGAACAGCCTTTTACAGCCGTTCCTGACTCGCACAGGCCAAATTAATTCTTTTGTGCTACAAGAGTCCGGTCACCGCTATGAGGTATTCATCGACCAGACTTTTTCGCACAATAACAATGTCAGTAACCTCGATGAAGAGATCCGCTTGTTTAACTCCGATGTTTCTATCAAAATTTTGGGTTATCTGATCGGTGAAGGTGAAAACGATGACAGGCCGCTGGTAAGGGTGGACGAAAACGTCGTAGAGATATCGTGGCCCCAAGAAGGAATCGTGCCGGAAGATGAAGAAGGCTTCTTTAACATCAGTTCCTGAAGTCAAAGTTGGAATTTATTAAACTTCGTGAAGACTTTTGGATTCCAAAATACTATTTAAAGTATGATTGTGGCACCAATTAATTCTATTTTTAAAGAGAGGAACCAATAATGTCAGTTAAAAGTTTTAAATTTGTATCTCCGGGAGTGTTTATCCATGAGATTGATAACTCGTTTATCCCGAAATCAGCAGATGCAATCGGACCGGTAGTCATCGGCCGCTCAACTCGCGGCCTTGCTATGAAGCCCGTCACCGTAGAGTCCTATTCCAAGTTTGTGGAGATGTTCGGAGAGACAGTTCCGGGTAACGGCGGCGGTGACATTTACCGCGATGGCAATTACCAGTCCCCTATGTACGGCACCTACGCAGCCAAGGCATTCCTCCGTGCAAACGTAGCCCCTCTTACCTATGTGCGCCTCTTAGGCCACCAGACAACCACCAACGATGGTACTGCTGACGCCCAGTCTGGCTGGCAGACCACCGGAGTACCGGCCACAGGTTCCGATGGCGGAGCTTATGGATTCTTTGTAGCCCCGTCCTCTTCTAACGGACTCTTCACAGGCTCCTCCTACGGATTCCAACTCGCCGCTATTATTTACATGCAAAGCGGCTCCGTCGTGCTTTCCGGAACACTGGCCGGCGATGAGGGCGTGGACGGCACGGTCGCCCGGGCCGTATCTTCGACAATGATCGAAAGCGACGCTAACGGCAACTTCAAGCTTGTCCTCCGAAACCTCGCAGAAGGCGAAAAAGCGTATTCTGTTAACTTCAATGACACTTCTGAGTTGTTTATTCGCAAGCGCCTAAACACAAACCCACAACTTACTTCCGATAAGGGCGACTTCTACCCATCGGCTTCTTATAATTACTACTGGCTCGGCGAGTCCTTTGAGCAGGAGCTACGCGAACGTTCTCTTGTAGGCGGCGGCAGCACGAAGCTTATCGGCGTAATCGCCGGCTTGGCTTCGGGCTCTGCTGAGACCATCGGCCCGCATAGGATGAAGGGAATTCCATCTCAGGAAGCTGTAGCCGGCTGGTTTATTGGTCAGGATCTAGGTGCAGCAGCTGATTATAACCCCGTGGCTGCCACGAAGCTCTTCCGCCTCATCGGCCGAGGCCATGGCCAGTGGATCAATAAGAACCTCAAGATATCGATTGAGAAGATTCGCCAGTCTAACACCACTACTACCGATTACGGGACATTCTCGATTGTCCTCCGTCAACTTTCTGACACCGACAGCAACGTGGTTGTCCTAGAGCGTTACGACAACTTGTCTCTTGATCCATCCTCTCCTAATTATGTTGCTCGGAAGATCGGTGATAAGTTTGAGCGCTGGGATACTGTATCGCGTAGACTCAAGGAATATGGCGATTTTGCGAACCTGTCGAAGTTCGTCCGAGTGGAAATGAACGCAGACTGCGATGCAGGCGCAACCGACCCGGTTCTGCTCCCATTCGGCTATTACGGACCTCCCAAACTGCGAGACATTTCGGAAGCTATTCCGGTCGCATCGACCAACAACAATCAGCTTTTGGAGCGATTTATTCGAATTGGAAAGGGCCTCCCGGGCTATAGTAATACCCCGGGAGTCCCATTGATCTCCTCATCCTTCACCACCGCCGCCAAAGCCTCCTTCTACTTCCCCTCCGTACGCTTGCGCGACAAGGCGACAGATGGAAGCCTCTCCGACCCAACCAACGCTTACTTCGGATTTGAAGTGACTCGCACCTCGACGTCGACACGTCCCGACAACAGTGTTGCGGCGCCACAGCGTTTGTGGTACGCAGGTCTGGGTACAACAGCAGGGGTTCCAGTTGACACTACAGCAGCTAGTTACAACTTGTCTGCATCGTCAGCTATCGAAGGCTACTCGTACGTCTTCACAATGGACAATGTTAGCGCTTCGTCTAACAGTGTATATACTTATGCATCTGGTTCTCGCAAGACCGGCTTAAGCTCTACAGCCCGAAGTACTAACACTTATGCAACCCTGCTGGATGCTGGCTATAACCGGTTCACCGCACCGTTCTGGGGCGGATTCGACGGCTTTGATATTATGAAGCCCGATCCCATGTATAACCGAGGCATCGCCGCGGCAGCGACAGAGGATACTTCTTACGCTTTCCACACATATAAGCGCGCCATCGACACGATTGGCGATCCCGAGTATATCAACATGAACCTTCTATCGACGCCGGGCCTTACTCAAGATACGCTTACGACCCACATGCTGAATGTCTGTTCGGAGCGCGCCGACGCCATGGCTATTATCGACTTGCCCAATGTATATATCCCATCTTCGGAGAGATATTACGCAGACAAGACAAGTCGTATTGGCACGACCCCGAAGAACGCGGCTAGCTCTCTTAAAGATAGAAGGCTTGACACCAGTTATGGCGCCACCTACTATCCATGGGTGCAGACTCGCGACGAAGCCAGCGGCCGGATGCTGTGGGTCCCACCCAGTGTTGTCATGATGGGCGTTCTCGCTAGCTCCGAGAAAGCTTCGGCTGCATGGTTTGCACCCGCCGGTTTCAATCGTGGCGGCCTTACCGACGGCGCTGCAGGCATCCCGGTTACGAGTGTGACCGAGCGATTGTCCTCCAAGGACCGCGACATCCTCTATGAGGCTCGAATCAATCCAATTGCTTCATTCCCCTCTAGCGGAATCGTTGTCTTCGGGCAGAAGACTCTCCAAGAGCGCCAGTCCGCTCTCGACCGCATTAACGTGCGACGACTCGTTATCTACCTCAAGAAGCAGATTTCGGTTCTATCGACAAAGGTGCTGTTTGAGCAAAATGTTCAGGCCACTTGGACTCGATTCATAAACCTTATTGACCCGTTCCTCGCCAACGTTCAAGTCGATTTCGGCATCACCGATTATCGCTTGATTCTTGACGAGAGCACAACTACCCCGGACTTGATTGATCAGAACATTCTTTATGCGAAGATTATGGTCAAGCCAGCGCGCGCCATCGAATACATTGCGATTGACTTCGTGATTATGTCTACCGGCGCGTCCTTTGATGACTAAAAGAAAGGGGAGAAATCCCCTTGGCACACTAATTAAAGTTAGAAACACTACAGGAGTTACCACACTATGCCATTCTGGACAAAAAATTACAGCGAAGACCCGAAACTAAACGATCCAAAAAGAAAATTTAGATTTATTGTGAACTTCGGCGGAATCGCCGGAGAGAACGCAACGGCATGGTACGCCAAGACGGCAACGAAGCCCTCGTTCCAGATCTCCGCGGCCGAGCACAAATACCTTAACCACACATTCTTTTACCCCGGTTCTGTAACTTGGCAGGATGTTAGTATTACCCTAGTAGACCCCGTTGATCCAGACGTTGCTGCCACATTCTCTGATATTGTTATTAGGGCCGGCTATGTCCCCCCCGCGACGGTGAAGGATTGGCACACAATGTCAAAAGCTAAGGCTTCCTTCGCCCTTGGCGTGGTCACCGTGACGCAGAGCGACTCCTACGGAGAGGCCCTTGAAACGTGGTCTCTTCACAATGGTTGGCTTTCCGAGGTCAAGTACGGTGATCTAGAATACGGCGCCGACGATTTAACAGAAGTCGCCCTGACCCTCAAATACGATTGGGCTTCGCTTGAGGTCAGCGCCGGGTCCAAGGGCTCCGCCCTCATAAGCGGCGGCGGCAAAGAATTCTTCAAAGCCGGATCCCCCACTTGAATTCAAATTTTAACATAGCAAATAACGAGGTGTACATTGGCTAGAAATAAAGAGCGTTTGGGAGCACACAGTAATACTGATAACAGTCCCCCCGCGCCACTCATGCAAGACGGTAACTCCGGCGGGTTTTCATTTGTTGTCCCGACCGAACTTGTCGATCTCCCATCTGGGGGCAGATTTTACCCAGAAGGACACCCCCTACACGGGGAGTCCACTATTGAAATCAAACAAATGACCGCAAAAGAAGAGGATCTGCTCACATCGCGCTCTCTGCTAAAGAAAGGCGTCGCCCTTGACCGGCTTCTGCAGAGCGTCATTATAAACAGTGCTATTAATTCTTCCCAACTGCTTGTTGGCGATAGAAATGCCGTGCTTGTTGCCACGCGCATTTCCGGCTATGGTAACGATTACGTGACCAAGATCGGATGTCCTGCTTGCACCGCCAATCAAGAGTATTCTTTCGATCTGAACGAACTTGATATATACGGCGGCGATGGCCTTTCTCCGGATGAGGCTACCGACAACGGAGATGGAACGTTCACAACGATCCTTCCCCAAACAAAAGTCGAGGTAGTCTTCAGGCTTCTCACTGGTTCCGACGAGAAGGCCCTATTGAACCAAATGGAGACCGCGCGCAAAAATCGGAGAGATGAGAATCCAGTAACACGCCAGCTAAAGCTTATTATAAATTCAGCTAATGGTGATGAAACACAGAAATCGATTAACTATCTCGTAGAAAACATGCCCTCTCAGGACGCTCGCCATCTGCGGCTCGTCTTTAAGCTGGCAGCCCCGAACATAGACATGAACCAGCATTTTGAGTGTAACGAGTGTGATTACAATCAAGAACTGGAGGTGCCGCTAACTGCGGACTTTTTTTGGCCTGACCGATGAGTACTCAGAGCACATATATGAGCAATTTTTCTTTCTGAAATATTCTGGTGGCTGGTCATTCTCGGAAGCGTATAACCTTCCCATTGGTTTGCGCGAATGGTTCGTTAAACGACTCATGAAACAACTGGAAGACGAAGCCGCGGCAATGGAAAAGGCAAATAAGGGCCAATCCGGCTCTAATACGCAAACTTTGTCATCACATAACCAGCCGGCGGCCCCATCGGGGTGGCCCGGCACTAAGGGGTAAGGTTAATAACCTTGCCTTTTTTGGTATATAACTAATTATTTCTAGAAAAAGGGGAAAATTCTCATGGCTGACGACGAAAGCAAATATACCCCTGCAGAATTAACAGAAATCAACAGACTCATGGAGGAGGGCCGCACTAAAGCTCAGGCTCTTAATGAGATTCTCAAAGAACGAGCAAAGCTCGATATCGACGCGGCCGAGCGCACCGCTAAAAAGATCGATAAGCTTAAAGCTGAAGAAGAAATATTAGCGCGCGCACTCGCAACAGATAAAGAAAGATACGCGACCTCTGAGCGGTCAAGGGCGCTGGCTGAAATTCGCTTAGGGAGAGAAGAGCAAGAATTAGAACTCATCCGCCAAAAGCTCATCTCTCAAAAAGAACTTACAGACGAAGAAAAAGAGACCCTTGAAGCTGTGGGTGGCACCTTAGCAGAGCTTGATAAAACCTTGAATGCGAAAACAGCGCTTCTCAAAGCCCAGAAAAAAATGAACGACCAACTCGGTGCGGCCTCCCCACTTGAGAAAAAGTTCACTGACGCCGCGGCACAGGCAGTAGTCGCGATAAAGGGCAAACAAAAAGCCCAGCTAGCTCTCAACAAGATCTCTGCTGTGGGCGATGGCATTTTAACGTCGGCCTTCTCGATCATGATCGAACAGATCAAAGAAGCCGATAAAGTATTTTCCGATTTCCGCAAAAACATGCAACTAGGAGACAAGTACGAATCCCGCATCACCAGCACCACTCAGTCGCTCCGAGCATATGGTGTAACGATGCAAAACGCCGCCGAGGCTCAGAATGCCTTAATCAAAACCACCACAGACTTTACAATGATGAAAAATTCAGAGCAGGACGCTTTGGTGAAATCTGCCTCTCTGGCCGGCGAGCTTGGGGTAGCATACGGCGACTATGCACAGGGCGTCCAGAACAGTATGAAGTTTGCCAACCAAGGCTCGACCCAAGCCATCCAAACCCAAGGCGAACTGGCCTCCACCGCCCGGGCACTAGGCCTAGAACAGGGAGAATTCGCAGCACAATATGCAAAAATGGGTTCCTCCATAGCAAAGTTTGGCGATCAAGCCACGAAGGTGTTCAAGGACCTTGCCCACATTCAAAAGATTACTGGCTTCGAAATGGAAAAGGTCTTAGCTCTCACCAACAAGTTTGATACTTTTGAGGGTGCAGCCGAACAAGCCGGGAAGCTGAATGCAGCCTTGGGTGGAAATATGGTCAACGCGATGGATCTCATGATGGCGACAGACCCCGCTGAACGATTCGGAATGATCCGCGATTCGATCCTCGACGCCGGCCTATCATTTGATGATATGAGTTACTATCAGAAGAACCTCTACAAAGACTCTCTGGGGCTTTCAGATGTCGGCGAGCTAGCGCAGGTTCTCTCGGGCGATATGTCCATGCTAGCCGGCGCCACAAACGAAAGTGCTGAAACCTTAATCGCGCAGGCTGACCGCGCCGCAAAAGCGCAGGGAGTGATGGATACATATAAAAACCTTTTGGCCGATATGGGAACAGCACTGCTTCCAGTTGTTCAGTCTCTCACCAAATTAACTGGCCTCCTCGTTGAAAACAAAGCGGTGGTAGGGCTCGCCGTCGGCATATACATTTTCTGGAAGGCAGCCACCCTCGCGCTAGCCGTAGCAAAGCTTTACATGTCCTATGCAACATTACAGCAGGCAACCGCTACAGCAGTCAACACCGCCGCCAACGAGGCCGCAGCATTGGTAATCGCACAAAAAGCTGCAGCCGAATCGGCCGATACCGCCGCCATGGGAGCGAACACCGCCGCTAGCGCCGCCGATACAGCCGCTACGAATGTGAATACGGGCGCAAACAAAAAAGCCGGCAAAGCAAAAGCCGGCATGATTCCTACGCTTCTAGCGTTTGGGGCCGCGATTTTAATGATTGGGGCCGGCGTACTGTTGGCAACTGTTGGCATTGCAGCCATGGCTGACGCCTTCTCAAGGTTAGATCCGGCTCAACTTGATGCCCTTAGTAACTCTCTCATCGGTCTCGGAATTTCGTTGGGCATTCTCATGGGGATTATCATTATAATCGGTATGCTGGCCACAGGCCCCCAGCTATTGGGCATTTTAGCGGTTGCAGCAGCATTTATGATGATGGCAATTGGGGTAGGCATAGCGGCCGCAGGAGTTAGCCTTATGGCCGTCGGCTTCACTGAAATGTTTAAGGTGATTGAAATAGGCAAGCTGCTTGCACTCGCCGTATTCTTTGGCATTCTTCTGTACGGCGCACCATTCATTGCTCTCGCGGCATACGCGCTGGGCGCGATGTCTATCGCACTTGGGGTTCTAAGCCTCGCTCTTTACATGATGAATTTCGATAAGTTGGAGGATATTACCAACTTCATGACAACATTTGAAAATTTCGAGGTTAAATACATTAACGACGTTACCACCGCCCTCGAGAAATTTGGCGACACCGTTGACCAGATGGACCTTACAAAGACATTGGCGCTGGAAACAGTGCTGGCAACAACTGTAGTAGCCGGCGCCGCCATGGGGCCGGCCTTGATGCTCCCCATGATGATCGCCGGCGCTGTCGGCGGCGGCGTTACCGCTGGTATGAAAGCAAGCCAAGCTCCAGCCTCCGGCGGTCAGGGAACGACCACAACAAAGACGCCACTAGTTATTAAACTGGGCGACACCAACGACACGCTGGCGAATTTCATTATTGATGTTGTTGGGGGCGAAGTAAAAGTGGTTAACGGCTAATTATGAATAGAACGGAGAGATGAAGAATG